TGGTGTAATCTTCTTCTACAGAAAACCCAACCCCGGTACCATTCATGAGAATATACAAGGTCTCATCAAAGGCACGGGGATGATCAACAGGGAGATAGGAACAGTTATACCCGGCAATGTTCTCCCGTTTCAGGGCAGGCCCAGCTGTCATCAGGCACCGCATGGATGGCATTACCTCCAGCGATAGGACCTTGTTTTCAAGATACTCTCTTAGTTCAGAGGTCAGAAGATCAGAACCCAACTGGTCCTCAAAGAAGGAAAAATAACGATCAACTGTTTCAGAGAATGTCTCCCTTCTCTCCTCCTCCTTATTCCAACGGGAATATCTAGATAGATGGATATACTGCTGATATAGGGTTGGGAGTTGATTAGAGATCGTCATTTTGAAATCCTTTGAGGTTAATATCTGATCTGATCTGATAGAATGGCCCAGATTTTCCTACCATAAATTTTTCAACATAAACATGTACTTCCTTACCTTTCTGCAACCAGTAGTTTCGGATTCGGTTAGCAAGTCTCACGCTGTCTCTGAATGAGGAGACGTAATCTGGAATGTTTTGATCAATCATTTTCCGATAAGCCTTAATTCTATATGAAATTACGGATGACGCAAAGATTTACGAATGCGTGTCTCAAGCTCTATGACTCTCTTCTTTAGGTAGGCAACCGTGTCTTCCTGTTCCTTGGCTTTTTCCCTCATGCTGCTCCCGCCAAGCATATCATTCTGAAGGCGGTTGTTCAGTTTGTCAAGATTCATTTGAGCCACGGATGACATGCGGATATTAAGATCAGAGCAAAGCGCTGAGATATACCAGAGGACATCCCCGATCTCGTGGATAAGATCGTGGCGGATATCCTCGATAGAGATGTCACCCCGGAGTGTCTTCTTGATCTTGTTAGATACCTCTCCGGCCTCTCCCGCAAGCCCAAGGGCAGGGTAGATCACCTTTGAATTTTCTGGATAGATCGCTGTCTTTGAGGCATTGATCTGATATTCATCAATATCCATTAGTCTTTATCCTTTAAGTTTTTTATCAGCTATGATGTTACATTTAAGAATCAGGACACCATTGTGGTGCATGATTTCATTGGGACCATCTTCATAAAAAGAAGACAGAAGAACTATGTACTCTTCTGTTTCCTTAAACACCTGCCCAATGGTTGTCACGATTGCAGGAGTATAATTATCAGGATCATAGAGGCACCAATTAGATTGACCACCTCTGGCATCTTTCCATATTATCTTTCGGGTATCAGGTTTGTTCGACATTCTGAATAAGCCGATCAAGATACCAGCGGGCCTTCTTGAGGTCTGTGATACCATCCTTGTATTCATGTCTAAATACATACTTCATGATATTACCAAGATAATATCCCTTTAACTGATCCGGGGATAGCTTGGCTTCGATAATATCAATGACTTCCAGACCACCTGATTTATAGTGGCTTGGGTGATTAACCTTGTCATCATCACTCATCATAAGCATTTTCCTGATATGGAAGGGCGTCTTCAACGGGATCATATACCGTGCCGATTTTCAGACAGATGGCTTTCTTATACGGAAAGTCAACATAAATATTATTGAAATCCTCCGCAACCTGCTCACACCGTGCAGGTTCATCGCCCATATAAAGAGGCGTAGTATGAACTCCGGGTCCCTTCATAAAAGCAAACACGACAAGAGTAACCCATACATCTACCATAATTAATTCTCCTTTGTTGTGCTATCCAACAGTGCATTGATTCTGAATCTTTCAAAAGGAAGACCATCAAACAAGATATTGGTGGCTAGTTTTCTAATTCTATCTGAAGATATTCCAGCAAGTTCGCATACCTCTTCCATGTCTTCTGAGGTAACACATGCTGAAACAACAGTAAGCCATCTGGTTGCCGCTCTACGATGTTCCACGATTGCTTCTGAATCTGTATTTCGTGGTTCCTTGGTGGCATCAAGAAGAGCCTGAGCCACAACAGCAAGCCAGAGAATTTGCTCAGGACTCCAGTATTGATCTGAAGTCCTGAGCATACTCAATGATACATAGTCCAGATCATCATGATCTGTCTGTTCTATATCAAAGATACCCACTTGTTTATCAAGCCGTCTTTGGGCGGTTTCTGTAATTCTTGGAGAGCCAGTAACGAATGTACTTCTTGTTCGTCACAGGATTGTGACGCTCCTCTGAAATAATGTTGTATCCCTTCTGACGTAGGCGATAGACAACATCACGGAGAGACATGATGCCATAGTCAAGCATTGCTTCCCGTGCTGAGATATGGCCAACATTGGTCAGGTGTTCTTCAACGGTATTAAGGTTTGCAGTAGTCATTGATTATTTCCTCTAGTAGTTGGTTGAATTCAGGAACAACTTCTTTAGGGATAAACTTAATCCCCATGATATTGGCGTTGTAATACTCTCTGTCTTCCACGCCATCCAGCCTTGAAGTCAAAGCGTCAAGCTTGTGTTGAGCATTGGCTTCATAGTAGGTAAGTCCACCACGAGTTTCAAACTGTCGAATCATGATGAAAATAAAATTATTAACCCCGTACTTCTTGATATCCTGATTAAGATACTTGGAAGAACCCTTGTATGTTTTCCAATCAGTGTATCCAACCGGTTTGTTTTTGAGATATCGCTTGTACTGTTTCTTACCTATATATTTCTTGCCGTTCTTTTTGTTATAGACAAGATATAAAAAACCAAAGAACCACTTGGGATCTGGATCGCCTTGATCCTTAGAATGGATCACCCATGGTGTTGGTGTAGTATCGTGTCTTACCGTCCGAGCCTGTTTCGTAGACGAGGCCGATTCCTTGGTTCGAGTCTTCCCAGCACTTGTCCTTGAAGTCGCAGTAGATGCACCCTGTCTTGAGATACTCTCTACCATCCCTAGCTTTAGCTGGGGTGTAGCATCTTTCGGGCGGAGTTTCTTTTGAGATGATGTCCTTAACTTCTTTGATTCGTTCTCTGGCATTGGGTAACTCTAAATCATGCACAGGCATATAACAGATTTCACCTGATTCCTTGTTAATGACAAGGAAGCCTCCCTCATTCTTCATGCCATCAGCTTGAATGTAGGCACCAAGCTGGTGCATGTATCCAAAGGGGTCATCCATAAGATTACCCTTTTTGAATTTACTAAAGGAGTAGCCTGATGCGCTTTTGCAATCAACAACATATCCATTGATCTTGCAATCAATATGCCCACGAACCCCATCAAGTTCATATTCTTTTTGGGAATCAGAGACATCATAACCTGCTGTCTTTACAAGAAGAAGGAGGAGGGATTCAAGAATATTTCCATAGGTAAATTTTAGTGCTGTGTCATATGGAAGGGAGTTATATGAGGCATCACTATAGGTGTGTGCCTTGTACCACAGCTGTCTATTTTTCTTCCCCAAAGAAGAGAATCGGAGGATATTATTCTCTTCAGTATCTCTTGAATCCCTCCTGTCAAATAGACTGATGACAGCATTCCTTACTTCTTCAAGGAAGATATCCAAGTCTTTTGCAGAAGGAGAAGACCCACCATTTTCAATGGTTTCCCGGATATCTCCAGTGATGTTGGAAAGTGTCATCAGTCTACCTGTTTCTTAAAACGGCAGATCATCATCAGGATTTGAAGCACCTGATGAAACAAAGCCGTCTTCTTCACTGAAGCCATCATCACCAGTGTATTCCACAAGGTTGATGATCTGTACCTTTTCGAGGGTGTAACCCCACTTCTTCCACTTGGACATCCAGAACTTTGCAATCAGAACCTTTACGTCTGAACCCCAGCCAAGTCGGTTCAGAACATCTGAGGGCACTGTGTTCTTCTTGGCATCCAGAACAAGCGGTGGCTCATTCGAGGTGCCATCAGACTTCTTCACATTCTTATGAAGAGAGACATAAGGATTATCCATGATGCTTGTCGCATCCTTGACGGTCATACCATTGGATGATGCAACATCCTGCATGTCATTATCGAGTGACAGTGCCATGCCCCAACGGGGAGTATAGGCGGTATCCGGAAACTCAGGGTGAAGATGACCGTAGAACATCTTGCCTGAAAGAATGAAACGCTCTGACTTATTGGTGGTATCAGCTGCGGGAGTATTAGCCATTTGTGTATATTCCTTTGTGTGTCTATTTGTGTAAGTAGGAAGCCTTATATAGGCCTATATGATCTTGGTGTCAATGGGTTTCGGCCCAATTTTTTCCTGTCTTGACATCGCATCCAAGATCGCAACGAAATTTAAGAATTTCTCTGACATTCTTTATAGCTTCATGGGCTGCTCCTGTTAGTTTATCCACGTCATTCTCATGAACTTCCCATTGCATTTCATCATGGATGTTAGCAATGGGTGTTGCTCTTAATGATTTCTTGAAGGCAATGTAGTACATTTGGATTAACCAATGCTTGCAGATGATAGCCCCGGCTCCCTGAAGAAGATAGTTGAGTCCTGTGTGCTGGTGTTCCACCGGAACTCGGCGACCGTCCAAGCCCGGAATGTACTGCTTCTGAACCGTCAGGTCAACCCTCTGTTTCAGCCGCTGAAGTTTCGGTAGGGATGACATGAAGTTATCGATTAATCTCTTTCCATCATTCGCCGATCCTCCGACAATCGCCCCAATCTTTGCAGGGCCAGCACCATAGATCAGGGCATAGATGAATGTTTTTGCCTGATCTCGTGTCTCCAAACCAGCCTTGTTCTGATTGAAGGTATGGATGTCTCCCTCGATTACCTCTTTTGAAAAATCTTCATCATCCATGTAATGAGCAAGACAGCGAAGTTCCAGTGACTTTGCATCACACCCTAGAAGAATATGGTCTTTTTCTTTGGGGATCCAAACCTCACGGCATTGATATCCATAGGGTGCCCGTGTACTTGGAACCTGAGCCATGTTTGGATTTGAATGTGTCATTCTTCCAGTAACTGTTCCAAGTGTATGTACACGACCATGTACAAGATTAGACTCATCAGCAGCATTAATCCACGACTGGACTTGGGCATTCCTCTTTTGAAGCGTCAGGTAATCAACAAGCTTCAAGGATTCATATGTGTTGATGTCCTGAAGAATTTTCTCATCAACCATTGGTTTCCCTGTTTCTGTAAACTTATCTGGTTTCCATCCAAATTGTTTGATTAGTCGATCCGCAATCTGATGTCGGGATCCGGGATTAAAAGGGATAATCTTTGTCTTGGTCTTTAGATGAATTGTTGTAGGCTCAAAGATTTCCTGTAGCTCCTGTTCAATCTTATTGATATTGTCAGAAAGAAAAGAGGAGAACTCCATGACCTTTGGCATATCAAGACAGAAACCATGTTCTTCCTGTTTATGAATTATGTATCGAACTTTCTTCTCAGTCTCAATAACGTTATCGGGAATATCTTTATTAACAAGGGCCATCCATACTTTGCCATTGAGATCAACATCCTGCATACAATACGTCAGCATTTCCTGAGTCAGACCTGATTTAAAATCAGTAAACTCAATCTTTGGAAACTTCAGGATTTGCCCCCAATTTTTCAGAGAGTGTCCTCCATTTTTACGGGGGTCATCAAGCTGAGATAGAAGCAGGGTGTCCTCAATTTGATTCAGTTTGATATCCATATTGAGAAGCTTGTTGATAACAGGAATATCAAATGAAATCAGATTGTGTCCAATAAAAATAACATCATGATCCTTGATGAATTTTTTTCTGAACTCATTCAGAGACGGATAACCAAGACCTCCTGCATATGTATATATCTCATGTTCTTCAAATGATAACTTTTTGTTTGAAGGAAGTCCATTAATCTTTCTCAGGATTATGCAGTAAATCTTTGTGGCATTAAGATCGTCAGTCTCAATGTCAAGAAGATACCTTGATGTCATGGTCAATCATCCTTCCGATCATTTCATTGAAAGAAACTTCCGGCTTCCAACCAAGTACGGTCATGGCCTTTGCCGGATTTCCGCATAGGCGTGTCACATCATTAGGTCTGATATCGGCAGGGGTGTTATGTACTACAATATTGGACCAGTTGTCAATACCGATATAACCGAAAGCCGTATCGAGCAAATCCCTGATTGACCGTGTTTCTCCAGTAGCAAGAACATAGTCATCCGGATATGAATGTTGGAGCATTTTCCACATACCCCTGACATAATCTGGTGCATAGCCCCAGTCTCTGACTGATGAAATATTTCCAAGATGGAGTTTGTGATCGGCGTTATGAATAAACTTTTTATAATCAGCCACCCATGAAGTTACCTTTCTTGTTACAAAGTCCTTACCTCGACGTTCACTCTCATGATTGAAGAGAATCCCGGAACATGCCCATACATCATAGGATTCACGATAGACTGATACCATGTGATGTGCTGCTGTTTTTGCTACGCCATAAGGTGAATAAGGGTTCAGTGGTGTCGTTTCATCAGCACTCTCTGAGTGAATTGTCCCATACATCTCTGATGTTGATGCCTGATAAAATCTGGTGTGCTTTGATGTAAGACGGATGGCTTCCAGAATATTCAGCACAGCCATGGCATTTGTATCAAAGGTGATATCCGGATTGCTGAAGGAATATCCTACATGTGTCTGGGCTGCCAGATTATAGAATTCATCAGGCTTATGACTGGAGATAACCTGAATCATAAAAGATGAATCACAGATATCCCCATTGATTTCCTGATAACATGGATAGTATTTGAAATAAAGATCATTGTTATTATACTGGTTTACCTTGTACGTAGGTCTACGGGAAATACCGATAACT